CGGGCCGCGAGGTGACGATCGAGTATCTCGGCAACACGGTCATCAACGACGCCACGACGGGCACGCTCGCGATCACGGGCGGCATCACGCTCTCGAAGTCGGCGACCGTGTCGAGCTCGTCGGTCACCCTCGCGACGAACGATGTGATCCGGGGTTCGGCCACGTTCCGCGTGGCTCGCTGACGCGGGGAGGTTCCCGCAGTGGCGACGTACTCGACGGGCATCTCGGCGACGTGGGGCAGCGTGACGTTCACCGAGATCTCCGGTCTTTCGTGGACATACGGCGGCGAGAACGTCGGCCGGTCTGCGAACTTCAACCCGAATCCCGGCAGCGTCTCGGTGGCTGCGTTCGGCACCGTCCCGAGCATCTCGCTCGTCGGCAACCGTGACACCATCACGATCACGGGTGGCGGCATGAACTTGACTCAGAAGGCAGTATTGGACTCGGTGTCCGCTGCCGCTGAAGTCAACGGCGTGGCTCGGTACACCGCTGAGTTCACCCTTTTGGACAACTGAAATGGCACTGACGCGAGAGCAGATCGAATCTTCTTCGGCGCGTATTGCCCCCGTCGAGGCGTTCGGCGGCGAGTGCTTCGTGCGGGTGATGAGCGTCGGAGATCGCGACGCCTATGAAGTGCTCGTGATCGAGCACGGCGGCAAGATATTCCCAGACTTCCGCAGCGAGCTCGTGTCCCGCACGCTGTGCGACGAAAAGGGGAAGCTCCTGTACCCAGGCGGCGATGGAATAGAGGCGATAAAGCAGTTGCCTTCGGATCACGTCCACAAGGTATGGACGGCCGCGATGAAGCACAACGCCATGACCGAGGAGGAGATTCGCAAACTCGCGGGGGAATAAACGCCCGGCCCTCGCTGCTGTTCAAGCTGCGTCTGGCTGGGCATCTCGGGAAAACACTCGCTGAAATCGACCAGATGGACTCGCGAGAGTTCTCGACGTGGATCGCGTACTCGCGATGGTTTCGCCCGCTCAACGACAGTTGGATGCAGATGGCAATGCTCGCCACGTGCGAGCTCGCTCCGCACACAAAGAAAACGCCGAGCCCGGAGCAGTTCATTCCAATCGACACAAGTACGCCGCAGCACTGGACTCAGATTCACGCGACGATCGCGAAGATGAAAGCGGACCTGGAAGGCTAGCATGGCTACCGATCTCGCACTTGCGATGCAGATCAGCGCGAACACGACGCAACTCGCGTCGGCCGCTCGCGACGTGTCGGCGAAACTGCAAGGGATGGCCCAAGCTGGACGCAAGGCTTCTGCCGACCTGGCTGTACTGAAGACGATCGAGATTTCCCGCGTTTTCGTGTCGTCCATAACGGCGGCGACAAGGTCTCTCTCGGCCATTGTCTCCGGGTCTGCCGCAGCGATCGCTGGCGTTGACGACCTGAGCAATCGCACCGGTGTCAGCGTTCAGTCGCTACAGGCGTATCAGTTCGCTGCCGAGCAAAGCGGCGTCAGCGTTGAGACGTTTGGCCGCAGCGTCCAAAAGCTGGGCATCAATCTCGGCGAAGCGCAGACCGGCAACAAGGCGGCGGCAAGGTCGTTCGCCGATCTCGGCTTGTCTGTAGACGAACTGACGCGGCTGAGTCCCGAGGCTGCCTTCGAGGCGGTGTCCGCAGCGATCGCGAAACTGCCAAATCCCGCACAGCAGGCGGCGGCTGCGGTCAGCGTTTTCGGCAAGGCCGGTGCCGAGCTTGTGCCGGTGTTTGCCGAAGGAGCCGGGTTTCTTGAGAACATGCGAGCCGAGGCTGTGCGTCTCGGTCTCGTGCTCGGCGAGCCGCAGGTGAGGAGCCTCGCTGCACTCGATGACTCCCTTGAAATCGTGTCGGCTACATTCCGAGCCTTTACTGCTCGCGTGGCAGCGGAGCTTGCCCCCGCACTGGTTGACGCAGCGGAGAACGCCGCCACGTTCATCGCGTCGCTGGACGTACGGCAGATCGCCACATCGATCACGTCTCTCATCGGCGGTGCGTCGCAGGTGATCTCCGCGTTCGGCGAGGCGTTCCTGTCGGTCTATCAAGCGAGCGCTCCGCTAGCGGCGACCGTGTTCCCGGCGATTGCCAACTCACTTTCATTCATCGCCAAGAACCTTCGAGGCGCTGCCGTCGGTGCGCTGGCTGCCGCCGGTGCGCTGGCCGGGTATTCATTGGCGGGACTGTCTGCTGCCGCTGCCACTGCGGCGCTCTCGGCAGCGATCACGACTCTCCTGTCCCGCACCGGAATAGGGCTCATCGTCGTGCTGGCTGGTGCGGCTGCCGGGGCTCTCTTGAATTGGGCCTCGTCTGCCAGCGATGCAGGCGCGGACTCGCAGGGCGCGATCGCCAACGCAAGCGCTGCAATCGCTGCCGCAGAACAGGCGACTCGCGACGCAACGCAAGCCGTTCGTGAGTTCGGTGACGAGGCGACACAGGCGTTCAAGTTGCCAGCTGAGATCACCGAGCGAACGCTCGTCCAAGACGGCATCAACGAGGCGAGCACCGCATTCCGCAACCTCGCGAAAGAGGCTGGCGGTCTGGCGAATGTTCCTGTGGCGGTCGGCGAAGCGTTCGAGACGCTCACGTTCTACATCGAAGGTGTAGAGAGGGGCATTGTCGATTCAGCGATTCAGCAGGAAGCGATCGCAGAGTCGGCCGCAGTCGTCCTCGTTGAGATCCAGAAGATCGTCGAAGCACGCAAGGCTGAAGAGGAGGCGACCAAGGCAGCGGCCCAAGCGGCGCAGCAGGCGTCCGATGCGGCACGCAAGAGAACGGAAGAGCTCGCGTCGGCTGGCGTCTCAGCGGCAGAGCAGTCTCGCGTCCAGTTGTCGAAGGATCTGCTCGCCATCACGCAATCGCTCGCTGACGCCGAGGCGGCTGTCTCTGCGGCGAAGCAGAGCGGTGATCGGGCTTCGCTCCAGGCGGCGCAGGAGCGGCTGCGACTGACTCAGGAGACCGCAGCGGCTGCGACGATTGAAGCCAAGCGGCAAGCCCGCGAGCGAGACCTCGCCGCCTTCGGCATCGACGAGGGACTCCTGAAGCCGGTAACGACGCTGCGAGACCAGTTCGTGAAGGTCCGCGAGGCTTTCGACCGAGGCCTCGTCAACGGCGGCGAGGCAAGGCAGGCGCTCAAAAACCTCGCTGCCGAGGGGGTTTCGATTCGCGCCGACATCGCCGCCGAACTGAGCCGACCTGCGCAGAGGGCGCTCAGCGTCAACGACCTGCGTACCGCAGAGGGGGCGTCGCAGTTTCTCGCTCTCGCGACAGGGCGCGAAGACCCGGCCATTGAGCAGGCACGCCAGCAGGTGCGGAAGCTCGACGAGATCAAGCAGGCGCTCATCGCTATCGGTGCGAATCCGGTCGAGATCATCGGCGGCTAACTCATGGCAATCCTCCAAACCACCGAGATCCTGCCTCGCACGTTCGAGCACCGATTCGGCTCGTCGCCGACGGCCCAGCGCAAGGTCGTCATCACGGTCGATGCACCCGAGTCGCAGCAGGCTGTACTCGATGCGGTGGGCATCTACCACGGGAGCGCACATCCCGAGTACGCGTACCTCGTCTGCACGAATGGCTCGTTCACCGAGACCGATCGGTATCACGTCGAGGCGACGTACAGCTACGAACTGCCGCAGGTTGGCACGACCGACTTCCAGGCGAACCCGCTGGCCCGTCCTGACGTGTGGTCGTTCTCGACAGGCGGTGCCCAGGTGCCCGCTCTCGTCTACTACCACGGCAACGGCAACGGCGATAAGCGTCCGCTCGTCAACGCGGCGAACGACTACTTCGAGGGGCTGACAACGCTCGAAGCGGAACTGCGGGCGACGATCGCATGGAACCGGGCGACGTTCCCGGCCGATCTCGCTGCGGGCGTGACCAACTGCGTGAACGCTGGCGGCTACCTGTGGGGCGGGCCGCACACGTGGCAGTGCTCCGGGATCTCGGCGTCACGGCAGTCCGAGGTCGTCAACGGCATCGAGATCAACTACTGGAGCGGAACCACCGAGCTCGTCTTCCGGCAGAGCGGATGGGATCTGCTGCTGCCGAACATAGGGCTCAACTACATCGACGGGTCAAAGAAAAAGCGAGCGACGGTAGAGCTGGAGGGAGAGCCCATCGCCGCGTCGAGCCCCGTCGCATTGACCGAGGCAGGCGGGCTCGCGGCAGAAGGCTCGCTGCCGATCATCCTCACTCGTCGCGTCTTTCGTGAGGTCGATTTTTCCGGCTACTTCGGCACCCCACCGTTCTGAGGCGAACATGGCAGACGTGAACTACACGATCAACGGGCAAGTCGCGAAGGGCGCGCTCTCGCAGTCGTTCGCCGCGAGCGGCGTCACTGCGGATATGACCACCACGGGCATGATCGCCCTGACGCTGAACCTCGGGACCGCCACGCAGGCGATCTCGACATCGTCGCTCTCCAGCGTCGGGCTCGCGTTCGCTCGGTCCCTGACGACGACCGGCACGCACACCGTCTCGTTTGGCAGGCTGGACGGCACGACGCTCTACGAAGCCGTGACGCTGCGTGCGGGCGAGGCTGCGGTGATGCGTCTCGCGGCAGGCGACTACGGCGCGAAGGCGGTGGTCGCCAACTCACGCCTCGTCATCTCGATCTACGAGGGCTGAGATGCCGCAGCGACCGGACGGACAACCGGCGCGGCCGCAGCGAGTCACCTTCACGAAGGGCTCGGCCGAGCGGATCGCGGCGGTCGTGCGTGACTACGAAGCGGGCGACCGCGCCGAGGCACCGCTGCGGTTCGGCTCTGTCGCGGTTGACGGCGGAGGCTCGAAGGTCAAGCTCGCCATCTACACGGCCACGTCCGCCTGGGTGCCTATCTCGCCGTTCTCGACCGTTGCGACGAACTCGTCAAACATAAAGACCATCCAGTTTGTCTACCCGACAGCGACGGCGGTCGTGTCGGGTGTGACCGTCGGCATACCGAACGGGCAGACGGCGACCTGTCTCAACCACATGGCGCTGCTGCCGAGCCTATCGACGAATGCGACGGCCGCGCTGTCGTTCATTACCGTCGCGAAAGAAGCCGGGCAGTGGCGGCTGATTGGGGCGTCATACTGATGAGCGAGACGGCGGAAGAACGCGAAAGGGTCGTTGATTACCTCACGACCTCGTACACCGTGTGGCGCACCGTTGCAACTTACCATGCAGGCACACTGCTCGATGTAAACATACTCAGGGCGGAAACGTACTCCAGCCAGTACCCGCTAGTATGCTCGACATTCTTTTACGGCGTGCGAGGCAACACGGCACCCCGGTTGTATATGTGGGGTGACGTAGGCAGCTTCGGGTCGTACTGGCGGCAGCCTATGTGGCCGCTCGGCTTCAGCACCGTCCTGTTAGTCTCGGCGGCAAGCAGCGCGGCGCGGTCTCAGGTGTTTCCAAACTCGGCTAGCCACCCTGGGCTATCTGCTCCAAACACAGAAGAGTTCCTTGATCGCGGAGCCGTACACAGGCCGCTTGCAGATGTTGTGTCGATCTCCGCGTTTGACAGCGCTGTGGTTATGGCGTGCGACGCTTCCGGCCATATTTACGTCCGAGGCGACGTAACGATTGACCCAAGCACCGACGACAATCCAAATCTTGGACTTAATCCAACCTACAACCAACTTGGCTTAGGGCCGAGGAGGAAGACATATGACGACTTCGTTTATTCTGGAACGCGATTGGCGAGCCCATGTAAGCAATACTCCTTGCAGAGAGTGATGGGAGATTCACCGTCGTTCGGCGCAGTAAAGTTCGTCAAGGTCGCGGCAACGTATTCCGCGTGCGCTGCGCTGTCGGAGGACGGCCACATCTGGTTTTCCGGGGACGCGTCGAGGGTCTCGCGATCCGACGAGTTTCCGGACGAGCCCGCAACGAATCGCCAGTTCTCGTACTACAGAAAGAACGTCGTCTCGCAGTGGGATGACATTCACGGGAGTCTACAGTCTGGCGAGCTGACTTTTTCTGACTTTTGGCTCAGCGCCATTGACGCCACGTTCGGCTGCGTCTTAGCTCTGACGAAAGACGGAAGGCTTTTTGTGCATGGCAATTCCGTGCGTGGTTACGGTGCGGCTACAAGCAATACGCGATACAGGCAGATCGGAGGATTTATCGACACGATCGTGCCTAAGCTCGGGAATGACAACGCACTGCCAGCCTTCGGTGGCTTTACGGTATCGATTTCGATAGCGCCACCACCTAACGGTGGAACAATAGCAACAGCGACACCCATCATACGTACCGTTTCAGGTCAGCGACGGCTGTTTGGTGTGCGACTTGACAATCCTGGTTCTGGTTACATCGACCCTCCGGCAGTCACGGTTCAGTACGGGAGTACTCAGAGGACTGACATTGTGTCTTGCACGGTGTTTTCTGGCACGTGGAAGACAGCGCACATGAACAGCGACAACTATGCGGCCGTGTCTTCCGACGGCGTGCTCTATCTGTGGGGGACAGCGGCGTACAACAATGCCATCACAAAGGCTTCGTACGGCTCCGTTACGGGCACGCTCGCCGCAAACGGGCGTACATTCAACGCTCCAATACGCGCAACGCAGTTTCAGCAATTTGGTGAGCCTATCCCTCAACAGCCCGACACATACGAACGGGTCGCGGTGCTAGGCACGGTATTCGGCACGTTCTTGGGCGGCGTAGCGATAGGCACTGGCGGCGGCTTGACGTACTGGGGTGCCGCTAATCGGACGCCGAACGGAACGCTGACTCGCGAGCTCACGCAGTGGCCTGGTGCGACGTACATAGACTGCGCCACCTCCGGTGCGAACCAGATCGGGCTGATCGACTCGGACAACGACGCGTACACATATGGGGCAAATACTTCGGCGCTTGGACATGGCAGCCAGGTGTCGGACTCGCTAGGGATCGCTTCCTACAGATCAATCACAAAGGTCGTTGGTAGCGCGAAGTGGTCTCGTATTTTTGGAATCGACGGCTTTCGTCGCGGCTTCTATGCCGTTCGCCTGCCAGAGGCTCTCGACGAGTTCGGCGTCAGGAAAAACCCGCTGCCGCCGTACGGCTCGTGACTCGGCTGAATTGACACTCTATCCACCATGAACGCAGGAGGACGGGTGCCGTGGCGGATGATCACACGATCACGATCGCTGGCGAGAAGTGGCTCTTGCGCTTCTCGCGGCTCACCGGCAAGGCCGACGGCTGGACGTGCTATGACGAGCGACCGCCGAAGATGCTGGTCGATTCTCGACTGACCGGCTCGCAGCGTCTCGAAACCGTCCTCCACGAGATCGCCCATGCGGTGCTCGGCTCCACGATCTCCGAGGAGACGGTGACCGAGTTGGCCCGCGTCCAGCGTCGTGTCCTCTGGCAGATCCTGCGATACCGGGAGGTGCCGCGTGGCGAGTAAGCAGAAGCCTGCGTCGATCGCCGACGAGATCGTGGCGCGGGTGAAGAACTACAAACCCGGCTTCAACGCCTGGCACTGCGACCTTCCTGCCGACGTGCTCGCGGAACTGGAGGCGCTTCGCGAGCGGTGGGTGAGCGGAGAGCTCGGGCTGCAAAAGCGGGCGCTCGCTCGATCCATCATTCAGTCGCTGAAAGATCGCGGGCTACCAGTGAGCGGCGTACAGGGAGTCGAACATTGGCTGTGCGCAAACAAGCGTCGCTAACCGACGCCGTCATCGCTGCCGCCGCGACGGCCGAGCAACTCGCTGCCGACGCCGAGGTCGCACGGCTGCGTGCCGAGGTGGCGGCGCTCAAGGGGCGCTATCGATCCGCACTCGCCCAGATCGACCGCGAGCGTGAGCGTGCCGACGCGTTCGTCGGGCTCAAGGGAATCGAGGGCAAGAAGCCCTTGACCAAAACTGTCAAGGGTCGTCGTCACCCGGCGTCGATGGTCGTGCTGCTTTCTGACATCCACTGCGAAGAGACCGTGCGGCCGGAGACGGTCAACGGGCTCAACGCCTTCGACCTGGACGTGTGCGACGCCAGACTCTCTGAACTGTCGGAGCGATTCTTTGCGCTGCTCGAACACGAGCGGCAACTGTGCAAGATCGACCGCGTCGTCGTCTGGCTCGGAGGTGACCTAATAAGTGGGATGATCCATCCCGAGCTCGCCGAAGAGAACTCGCTGCACCCGCTCGCGGCACTGCGGTGGATCGGCGAGCGGTTGCGTGGATTCATCGACGCCGTGAGCGATACGGCGAGCGAGGTGCTCGTCGTCACGTCGTGCGGCAACCACGGACGCACGACCGAGAAACTCCGCACGAACGAAGCGGACACGTCCTACGAACACCATCTGTACGTGACGATGGCGGCTGCGGAGTCGAGGAAGAACGTATCGTGGCGTGTGGGCGAGGGGCATCTCAACTACGTCGATCTCGACGGGTTCACGATCCGGTTCATGCACGGCCACGCCGTTCGCTACCAGGGCGGCATCGGCGGCATCCACGTCCCGCTGAACAAGGCGATCGCCGCGTGGGACTCGACGCGACGCGCGGACCTCACGTGCCTCGGGCACTGGCACCAGTTCTCGTGGAGCCGCTCGGGACGCTACGTCACGAACGGAAGCGTGATTGGACCGTCTGCGTACTCTGTGCGAATCAAGGCGAGCTACGAGCCGCCATGCCAAGCGGCGTTCGTTGTCGATCATCATCGACGCGAGGTGACGCGAGCCTATCCCGTGTTCTGTGATCGAGACCTCCGAGGAAAAACATGACCGAAGCAACGCTCGAATCCGCCAACGCCGCCCTCCGCAACGCCGTCGAGTCCCGCCTCGCTGGACGATCACCGATGGCGGCGAGCCTGGAGGGATGCCAGCCCGCACTGGCGGCGGCGACGCGGGTTCTGAGCGACGCGGCCGAGCTGGGGCAGATCGCCCAGCCCACCGCGCAATCCGAAACGTACGCCGAGTGGACGCCGCCCGACTACACCGCGCGGGTCGAGGCGGTCAAAGGCTTCGCCCGACTCGTCGAGGAGGCGCGGCCCGCGCGGGTCGCACGGGAGACGCACCCCACGTCGCAGGCGTTCTTCGACCTGTGCGACTCGCTCAAGGAAATGCACCGGCGGAAGAGCCGAGACTACGGGTGCCCGAGCGGCGAAGATCCGCTCGCGAACATCCGCAACGGGGCGCGGTTCGTGGGCATCCCATCGTGGAAGGGTGCGATGGTTCGCCTGTCCGACAAGGTGACGCGGCTGGCCGCGTACAACGCCACCGGGCGGCTGGAGAACGAGAGCTTGGAGGACAACCTCTTCGATCTCGCGTCCTACGCACTGCTCGCCTTGCTCCTGCACCGTGAGGATCGCGATGCCGAAGCGTGACTCGCACACGCCGCTGACCGAGGACGACCTCGCCCAGATCGAGCACCGTGCCCGGCGGTTCTCTGGTGCCTACACCGGCACGAGCGGCACGCTCGCGGGCGACGTGATCCGCCTGCTCGCGGAGCGAGCTCGCCTCCTCGCGATCATCGCCGTGCTCCAGAGCGAGGACGCGTGAGATGTTCGGGTCCGACCTACGCCAGCGCGTCGATGAGCTGGCGTCCATCGTCGCCGTCATGGCGAGGAACCAGCGATCGATGGCTGAGGCGCTGCGCACGGTCGTCGAGTCGGCGAATGCGAACGCGGACCACTGCAACCGCAATTTCACGAGCATCGTCGCATCGTTGCAGCAGATAGTCGATCGGCTCGCCGAGGATGCGAGCGACGATTGGTGGCGTCACCCGCACGACTGACCCATGGCGGCCGGGTGCGGCGGCGCGAGCGCATCCTCCCGCTCGCGCCGCCCCCGGTCTGTCAGGCAGCGTCCCCCTGCCCGCTGATCCACCCGTCGAGCAGCCCTCGCGAGAACGCAGCCACGTCCTCGGGCTCGACGCCCGCAGCCGCCGCCAGGGCGTCGTGCTGCCCCCGTGGCGGGCAGGCGAGTCCTCGGGCTGCCATCGACCGGCCGACCGCCGCACCGGCTTCTACGGGGCCGCTGGACGCCCGTGCAGGCGAGGGCGGCTCCGGGGCTGGGTGCGGGGCTGGTTTGACTGCACGTCGCTCGCTGGGGAGCTTGGGGAGGAGATCGAGCGGGTCGGCTCCCCCGACGATCGCTGCGTCGAGGTAGTGCTGCCGCGTCGTGGACGGGTCGCTGTGCGACAGGTACTCCGTAGCGTCGCCGCCAGCGGCTGCGACGTAGGATCCTGCCGCCTTGCGGATCGGATGGAAGCCGTGGACGGCGACGCCCGCCGTATCGCCGAGCAGCTTCAGCGAGATCCAAAGCGATGCCGGTAGGCGGTGCTCAAGCCACGGCCAGACGAGCTCGTCGT